AATTTTAACGCATAGTCTGACTACCAGCACGGGGGACGCATGGCAGATCGGCGCGACGACTACAGCAGGCAGGACCAATACCGCGCCCGCCAGACCGCGTCGCGCATGGATTGCGGAACCATTCCGCCGGTAGCCGATCAAGCCCGCCGTGATTACGCGCGTAGCAGCCTGTTGGATTTCCTCCGCGTTTACTTTCCGGAAACCACCGGGCTGACTGAGTTTTCAGACGAGCAAAAGGCCGCAATTCTCCGCATCCAAATCGCCATGACGCAGGGCGGCGGCCGTGTCCTTAATCTGTTCCCCCGCGGATTCGGAAAAACCACAATCAGCGAAAACGCGGTATTATGGGCGTTGCTATACGGGCACCGGCGATTCATTCCGATTATTGGTGCAGACGAGCACGCGGCAAAAGACAATATTGAGTCGCTGAAAACGGAGCTAATGACCAACGAGCTAATCCAAGGCGATTTTCCTGAAGTCTGCGTACCAGTGATGCACCTTGAGAACAAGGCACAACGAGCACGATCACAGACCTACGAGGGCAGTCCAACGTACATTGTGTGGGGGCAGGATACGGTTGTCTTTCCGTCAATCAAACGCGACGGCGAATGGTCGGTATCGGCGGGTTCCATTGTCACCGCACGCGGGCTAACCGGACGAATTCGCGGAATGGCACACAAGCGACCGGACGGCACAAAACAGCGGCCGGATTTCGTGGTTATCGACGACCCGCAAACGGACGTAAGCGCCATGAGTCCCAGCCAGTGCACGAAGCGGCTAAACCTGATTCGCAAGGGCGTACTAAGGCTAGGCGGTCACAACGAGCAGATTTCGGCGGTCATGAACGCAACGGTGATTCAGGAGGATGACGCAGTAGACCAGTTGGCCGACCACCAGAAGCACCCCGAATGGGAGGGCCTGCGAATCCCGATGTTGCAGCGGTTTGCCGACGAGCACGAAAAATTCTGGCTGGACGAGTACGCAGAGCTGCGGCGAAATTACAACCCGGAAGACCCACACGACAGGCGGCGCGCAATCGCGGATTCCAACACCTACTACCGCAAGAACCGAGCACGCGCAGACGCTGGCGCACGCGCAACGTGGGCCGAATGTTATGACCACGAAAACGAGCAAAGCGCGATCCAACACGCGTACAACATCCTAATCGACGACGGCGAAGACGTATTCGCAAGCGAGTGCCAGAACCAGCCGCTGAGAATCAATCAGGGCACCGATTTCTTGACGGCGGGCGAGATGAACCGCGACCGCGTCGGAAGCTGGCAGAAACTCCCGCCGGACGTGTGTACGGTCACATTCCATATCGACGTGCAAAAACGCCTGCTGTACTGGTGCGCGGTTGGTGTTACGCCGGACTTCAGAATCTACCCGATCTATGGCACCTACCCAGAGCAACGCCGCCCAAACTTTGAGTACCGCACAGTCAAACGCAGCATACAGCAGGCACACCGCGGCATGAGCGAGGAGCGACAGATTCAAGCCGCGGTGCAAGTGCTAGTGTCCGATCTAATGGGCCGCAAGTGGGAGCGGCAGGACGGCGTACAGTTGCCGACAGACGGCGGGCTAGTCGATGGTGGCTACCAGACACAAGCCGTGCGGGATGGAATCGCCGAAAGTACGCACAGCGGGCGAGTGCTTCCCTTATTTGGCCGGGGCGTCAAGGCTAGCGACACCCCAATGCTTCAGCGAGCGAGAGCACGCGGCGAGCTACGCAGCACAGATGCGGCAATTCCGTGGATCATCAAACGCGACGCAACGACACGCGGGGCGCGTAATGTCTTCGATGACACCAACGCGCTAAAGACGTTCGTACACCGGCGCATTGCAACCGACGCGGGCCGGGCTGGCAGTGTGGAGCTACCCAAAGGCGATCATCGGCGATTCTGCGAGCACGTTTGCAGCAGCGAATACGCAACCGAAGTCACCGGGCCGCATGGCACCGTTCACGAATGGCGGCAGCTTCCCGGCAGTCCCGACAATCACTGGTTCGATACACTCTGCGGCGCAGTCGTTGCGGCATCCATTGCGGGCAAGGTATCATTCTCAGCACAGGCGGCACCACAACAAACAGCGCGAAAGCGAAAGGCGGTAACGTATCTATGACGACCAAAACAGCAAAGCGGCGCACGCGCAAGACACGGCCAGTGCAACCAGAGACACCGGAGACACCAGAGGCCGAACAGGCCAGCACTGAGCAGGGCGGCAAGCGCTACCAGCGTTGCCCGCAGGTGGTGCAGATCCCGGAAGGCTGCCCCAAGTGCGGAAGCACGCGCCCGGTGAAGATCGGCAACACAACCCCGCGAGCATTGCGCGGCACAGTGCAGGGCCGAGAATTTAACCTTGTCACGTGGCGTCACTGCATTTGCAGTTGCGGCCAGCACTACCGGACTCGCACTTACGATCTGATTCCGGAATGATTTCGACAATCTGACGAAATACTTTCCGAATACTGTAGACGCTTCGACAATCTGACGATATACTCTGTACATGCGAGCCACAAAGGCAAGCAAACAACAAACCACGAAAGGCAACGCAGTGGAAATCATCATCACAAGCCAGAGTCAGGAAGACGGTCGAGTCTACTTCGAGTTGAGCAGCGAAAAGAAAGACGCGGATATCAGCTACAACGCAGAGCTTGGAATGGTAAGGGTTCTTTGCAAGAACGCTTCGCATAAGGTGTGGAAAGGCGTTGGCCGGACGTTCTGGAGCTTTGAGGAAGCGCGGGCCGCGTACAAATCACGCGACATGCAAGCGATGATTGATCTGGTTGAAGCAGAATGCGGGGTAGCCGCATAACCAAGCGGCGAAACATTACACAGCCCACACAAACCCCGGCAACAACCGGGGTTTTTTTACGCCCACCCCGCTGCATTGTACGCACTGCGTACATTCACTCTAGGACACCCGCCGCCGCCGTGTTGCAATTTGCGGCATGGCAGACCTTACGACATTACAGCAGCGACTAGAGGCGATTGACGCCGCCCTAGCATCCGGCATGCTGAGCTACAGCGTGGACGGGCAGAGTGCATCATTTGTGTCTGCGTCCGACATGCGACGCGCCCGCCGTGAGATTGTCGCACAGATTGACAAGTGCATCGGCAGACCGTCGAGCCGTCCGGTTGCATCCTCGATCTTTCTCGGGGGTGGACCATGAGCGAACCAACCACACTGCAACGGCTGGGCGGCAGACTGGGGCGGTATTTTACGACCGGCTACGACGGCATCCGCAACACCGGCAAGCGTAAAGCTGCAAGCCCGTTGACCAAGAGCGAAGACGAGCAACTCAAGAACCGCGACCGTCACAGCATGATTGGGGCGACGCGAGACCTCGCCCGCAATTTTGCCGTGGTCGCGTGGGCAATTCGCAAGCATTTGGACTATGTGTCAATGTTTGATTTCCAGAGCCGCACCGGCAACCCGGCGCTGGATCTGCAAATCGAATCGCTCATGAGAGACTGGCAACGGCCGCAGAATTGCGACGCCGCTGGGGTGCACTCATTTCCCAAAATGCTGCGGATGTTTGAGGCCGCACGCACGCGGGATGGTGACGTTTTCGCGCTCAAACTGAACAGCCTACAACTGCAAGCGATTGAAGCCGACCGTGTGCGGCAACCTACCGGCGAGCAGGTGAGCGACACAGGCGGCATGTGGGTCAATGGGATCAAGCTGAACAACGGCGGCAGACGGCAATCCTACGCGCTGCATAACCGCGTACCGGGTTCATCGACGTTTGAGTTTTCGCGCAATGTCGCAGCCCGCAACGTGATTGCGCACGGGTATTACGACCGGTTCGACCAGGTGCGCGGGATATCGCCGCTGGCATCGGCAATCAACTCATTCAGGGACGTGTACGAAGGCATCGACTACGCGTTAGCCAAGATGAAAGTCGAGCAGCTTTTCGCGCTTGTGTTCACACGCGATGGCGACGCCGCGCCAGCACGCATCATGGACGGCAGCGACGACGAGGCCGGGTACAAAGTGGACTTCGGCAAGGGTCCGGTACAACTCGACCTCAACGCCGGAGACAACGCCCAGTTCCTGAAGACCGACAACCCCGGCAGCAACACGCAACAGTTTATCGAGGCGGTGTTGGGCATCGCGCTGCATTCGCTCGATCTGCCGATGAATTTTCACGACCCATCGCGAACCAATTTCTTTGGCAGTCGTGCCGCGTGGTTGCTGTACGACCGCAGTTGCATCAGCAAACGCGCGGAAGTTTCTGAGTTCCTTCGCAAGGTCACGGTCTGGTTGTATCAGGGCTGGATTCTGCAGGGGCGTTTGCAATTGCCGACCGGTGCGACACTTGAAGACCTGCCGTTTGAATGGGTCCACAGGGGCATGCCGTGGTGGGATCCGACCAAGGAAATCAACGGGGCCGTCGCCGCAATCAATGCCGGACTCGATAACCCCTACCGGATTTGCAAAGAGACCGGTCGCGGCGAGTACGAAGAAAATATTGATCAGATTGCACGCGCGAGAGAGTACGCAGAATCCAAAGGCGTGCCGCTGAATTACGTGATGCAGCCGGTTGAAACGGTGGCAGATGACACCCAAGACCGTAACACAAGGGGCCGCCAATGACCGGCATACCAGAAATACCGCTGAAGCATTTCAGGGCCAACGTGAGCCGCACCAGCGGTGATGCAATCAGCGACGACGGGGGCGAGTATGGGCACGGATATATCACCGGGCTATCTGTGATCACACGCGGCGAGGCGTCCGGGCACGACATGTGGATAGACGCGGATTTTCTGAGCGATGTAACCGCCGCAGGCAACGCGGCCAACGCCGGGCTGAAAGCACGGTTCACGCATCCTGGGCAGTCGTCTGACGGGCTTGGCACGTATCTCGGCAAGTATCACAACTTCCGTGTAGATGGCGACAGAGTTGTTGCCGATCTGCATTTTCAGGAGTCGGCTAGCAACACCCCAGACGGCGACCTTGCCGCGTATGTCCGACAGTTGGCGATAGACGCGCCCGACGCGTTTGGTGTGTCGATAGTGTTCGACGCTGATCCTTCCGCTATGGAAATGCACCAGCTCGAAAACACGCAGGGCGGGCGTTTTGTCAGCCCCGACGAGGATAACCGGAACAACTACCAGCATGCACGGCTGAGCCGCTTGCGGGCCGCTGATGTGGTTGACGATCCAGCCGCAAACCCGGACGGGTTATTCCACAAACACGCCCAAATCGCGCAGGACGCGGACGGGCTTTTTGAATACGCATTTGGGCTAACCGGCGACAAGCCCAATCTTGTTGCGTTAAGCATTGACGGCGACCGCATCAAGGCCGCTGTTGATCGTTTTTTGAGTCGTCACGACCTGTCACTTGTAAAGGGAAGCGAGCAAATGCCAGAAGCACCAGCCGCGCCGGTTGAGACACCGGAAGTGCCCGCAGTGACACGCGAAAGCTTCAACGCAGAACTGCAGCGGTACGTTACCGCATTCGGTGACGCTGGAGCCGCGTGGTTCATCGCTGGCAAATCGTTTGAGGATTGCCAGGCAGAACAGTTGAGCGCACTACGCGAACAACTCGAAGCCGCACAGACAGCAAACGCCGAACTGCAGGCACGCATTGACGCTGTGCAGTTGGGCGAGGATCAGCCGGAAGAATTCGGCGACGACACCGGCGAGCAGGCACCCGCAAAGGCCAAGAGCCTTGCCGGTGGGTTTGCGAATCACATCCGAATCAACGGCGCAAGCCACAACTGAGGAGCTTTGACCAATGGCGAACGACTATTTAACAGTCGCTGATTTGGTGGCAGGCGCGTTTGACGTTGCCCAGACCGAAACGAGCGACATTCTCAACCAGTCTCCACTGGTTGCCCGTATGCCGCGGATTAATCCGAGCGGCAGCAACACCGTCCACAAGTATCGGAAATATACCGGTGCGCCTGCGGTCGGGTTCCGTTCCGAAAACGACGGACGCGAGAACGATCACAGTGAGGACACCGTGGTAACGGTCAACCTCAAGATCGCTGATTTTTCGTTCAGCGTTGACGTTGCATCCGCCGAAGGTGACAGCCAATCGACACCCGAGCAGGTGATTGCCCGCGAAGGTGCACGGCACCTGCAAGGCATCTTGTTCAAAGCCGAACAGCAAACCATTTATGGCACCGGTGCCGATGGCGACGCCAACGGCTTTAGCGGGTTCATGAACTCCGCGTACCTCGACGCGTTGGCCGATACAATGGTGATTGACGCAGGCGGCACAACCGCTGACACAGCGTCAAGCCTGTACGCAATCCGCCTTGGCGTTGACGATGTTGCAATGGTCACGCAGCCGCAGATTGAGCTGGGCGAGACGACCATCCAGCGCGTTTCCGGCGCCACCGGATTTTACCCGGCGTACTGGACACCCGCGAGTGTCTGGCTGGGTCTGCAAATGGGCGGCGCGTACAGTGTCGGCCGCATTGCAAACTTGACCGCTGATGCTGGCAAGGGACTGACCGACGATCTGATTGCAGATCTGTTGAGCCAGTTTCCGGCGGGCATGGGGCCGACGCTGTTGGTGTGCAGCCGCCGCAGCCTGAAACAGTTGCAGCAGTCACGCACGGCAACGAATCAGACCGGCGCACCCGCGCCGTTCCCGTCCGATTCGTTTGGCGTGCCGCTGATCACAACTGACGCAATCATCGACACCGAGCCGCTGGAAACCTGATGAGCCTGTTTGAATCTGCGATAACTGCCGGGCTGCAAATGTCACGGCAGGCCGCTGGGGTGCCCGTCACGGTAACGCGTGGCGGCACCACCATCACGGTTGCGCAGGCCATTCAGGGTGAGACTCAGAAAGTGCCATTGGCGGATAATTCCGAGATCACGGTGGACGCGGCCGACTGGTTGATTCCGGTCGCTGCGTACACCCTCGGGCAGCCGCAAAACGGCGACATTATCACGCGGAGAATTGACGGCACAACATACGTTTACACCGTCGAAACTCCCGACTACGGGCAACAGGCATGGGATTGGTCGGACACGGCCAAAACCACCTACCGCATCAGAACCCGCAAGGACGGCGGCAGCGCTTACGACGTGAGCAAGCCGAACGGATTTGACTTGGCCGGGAGTGAGATGCGGTATGACTGAACCAACGATTGAGGGGTTGCCACAACTGCGCAGCCGACTGGAAGGGATGACAGACGCAGGCGGGCGGCGAATCCTCAAAGCCGCGTTGCGGGCAGCGCTGAACGAAATAGCAAAAGAAATGCGGCGGGACTTGCCGCCAAAAGTCAAAGAGGGGCGACGGGCAATTCGCGGGCTGGTCAAGGGCACGCGACGGGTAACAGCAAAGGTCGGCGTACACGTCGGCAGAGGGCGCAATAATCAGCCAGCAGCACGCAAGCCACCAACGGGCGGCGGTGTTGGCATCGGGGCGCCGAATATTCACTGGTGGATCAGTGGGACAAAACAACGAACACAAACAACGACCAGTAAGCCCACCGGGCGCATGCCTGCGTTGGCGCGAGGGCTGGCAAGGCGTGCAGAGCGGATCGCAAATCCGGCAGCACGCAGAGCGGCGCTAACACGTGCCCGCAAGCAATTTGGGAAAGAAGTCGCCAAGCAACTTGCAAGGAGCTAAACAGCAATGGCCAAGGTAAAAGTAAAAGGCACGGTAATCAAACAGGAAATTTCCTCAGTGCTGACTCCCGTTGCGCAGATTACAGAATTCGACCAGAGCGGCGGCGAGTCCGAAACATTCGACGCAACGACCATCGACACCAGCGGGGCCGGGAAAGAATACGAGGCGACCGGCTACAGCGAAGGCGGCACGTTTGGGTTTAGTGTGTTTTATGATGTCGCGCTTTCCGGGCATCAGGCAATCACAGACCTAATCACGACACCGGCCGAGTGCAACTGGGACATCACGTTTGCTGACACCGGCGCGACAAACTGCACATTTACGAGCGCGGGCGTTGGGTGGGACATGACCGGCGCAATGAATGACGGACTGAAAGCGAATTGCACGCTTAAATTGACTGGCCTGTTTGGATACTCAACGTAATGCAAATCAAACTGATTCGCAGTGACCTCGGCGTGGCCGCCGGGGTTGCTGATTCCGAGGACATGATACACCGTGACGGCCGCCGCTGGTGGCGTTGCGGTGCAATCATCGACGTGCCGCAGCGTGCGTGTGAGATTCTCGTTGGCAATGGTGATGCAGAGCCAGCAGACGACGACGCAGAAGCGGCATGTGAGGGGTGGCGTGACAACCGCGCGGCTGTGCTGGAATCGCGCGAAATGCTGGCACGCTGTATCGAGCCGGAAGACCGGGAGGCATTCCGGCGGGGTGAGTTGGACACAAGCAACGGGGGCGCAGAATGAATCGAGACAAGTTTTTTGGCACCGCAAAACCGCAACCGGTAACGGTGCCAATGCCTGAGACTGGCGACGGTGAAAGCGTCTTGGTGTGGCCGTTGACTGCAAAAGAGTGGACCGCATTTCAGGCGGCACAGCAAACCAACGGTAAGCCGAATAAGTTGGCGGATCTTGTGCGCGAGCGACTTGTTGTTGCGTGCGTGCGTGATGAGTCAGGGCAGCCGCTATTTACTGCCGACGATATTCCGGCACTCGGCGAAATGCCTGCGGGTATGATTGAACGAATCGTGAACGCAGCGCTCAAGTTAATCGGGATCACAGGCGCAGACGCAGAGACGTTTGCAAAAAACTAAAGACAGACGCGGCGCGAATGACCGCAATGCGTCTGGCTGCATACGTGGAGCACACAACCGACGTTGATGGAATGCTTGACACCATGACGCCGCAGCAGTTCGCGGAGTGGCAAGCGTTCGACAGTTTGGAGCCGCTGGGCGACCGTGGCACGCATGATATCCTCGCAATGATTGGCTGCCTGATTGCGGGATACATGCAAGCAACGGACGAGCGCGGCGACGATATCGGGCCGTATCACTTCACGCATTGGCGAGAGAAACCGAAACACCGCAACGCAGGCGCACGGCAATTGTCGGCAATGTTGCAAGCAATGGGAGCGCGGAAAAGTGGCTAGTCTCGGCGACCTCGTTGTAAACCTCAAGGCAAACAGTGCCAGCTACACGCGATCAATGCAGGCCGCGCAAAAGCAGGCAACCGTATTTGCAGCGGCCGCAGGTGCAGCAGCGGCAGCGGCGGTTGTGCGTTTCGCGCAGGTTGGCGACCA